AGTGTGTAACCATTTGCTCTTGGTGATTCAGGTTGTCCATCAACATCAACATTTGTTGTATCAACTGTGATTCCTGTGTTGTCAACTGTGTAACTGTTAGGATCTGCTGGAGTACCATCTTCGTTAGTTGGCACAATATAAAATTTGACACTATCATAGCCACTTAGTGGAACTTCATATTCTGCTTGTGTGAGAATAGCATCGTTTATTTCTCTATCTTTCACCATGGTGGCAAAAGTTTCTTGTTCTGTTAGTGGTGTAAACTCTTCCCAATGTTCTGTATTGGTAATTTCTATACCTGGATCTGTGTCTTTAAGTGCTTTGTAATATGATTCGCCTGCTAGTACAATACTGCCTTTTGGATAGTAGTTTCCGTTGTCCCAGATATTGTCCTGTTCAAAAGGCTTTTTGAGTATATCATAATACTCTTGAGCACTGACTAACGGTGTGGCTTTCACACGCCATAGATGTGGTAACCAGGTTTGTGAAAATCCTTCGCTGGCAAAAGCGGCATCTTGTATAACATAATATTTTGGAATAGCTTTTGCTATGCCACTGTCTAATGGATGATAATCCTTTAGGTTTGGAAGTTCTAGTACATCACCACTCATAAGTTTACGACCTAGTGTGTCAATCATAAAGTTATAGTGAAATGTTATGAATAGTGTATCGTTGTTTAGAAACAAACCAAATTGGCTTAGATCAAAGTCAATGTCTTGTGCATTGTATACACCTCGCATTTGGTATACATCGTCGTCGTATTTTCGATCTCTGTTTTCAAGTAAGAACAAATCTTCAATAAACAGAGGCGACTCGCTAGAATAAGCAGGTTGTGTGGCGTCTTGTGTTCCTCCACTTATACTTGAACTGTCATCACCATGTGGTTGTGGTCCAAGATACTTGTGTACAAACATGTCAACACCGCCAACCTGATACATTTCCATAACAGTGCGGTCAATAAATTTGTAATCGTTTTGGCGATTAGGGCGATATAAACTCAGTCTAGGCATACAGTAATCCTTCTTACTGTATTTATCGTATTAGATTGGCACCTTAACTGGATCGTTACCTGTGATTGTGGTTAACTTTTTACAGATGCTACTGACATCTTCTAGTGTTAACCAACCTTTGACAGTATCGCCTGGTTCTGTAATACCGGGAAGTTCTATTCCGTGGCCATTTGAATCGCTGATCATGATTTCAAACAGGCCTTGTGGGCCACCGTAACTGCCTTCATGTTGTATTATACTCAACTCATACTTTTTATAGTCAAGTACGAGTTGCAAGCCTTTGTGATATTTGCTTATATCAAAAGACAATCCTAGTAAAGACTGGTTCATTTTTTGTCCTGCATTCTTTCCAATTCATTTAGCATTTTCATCATACTAGCAATCATCTTATCACTTGCACTTTGTTGTTCTATGCCGGCTGGAATACACACTGCGTCTATGTCAACACTTTTAAGTGCGTCCACCGCAGTCATACAAGTTGCCTTGTCAGCATAAGTCATTGGATTAGCCAACATCATTGTTATTAACATAAACTTCATGAGTACCTCCGTTAAGTTCACTGTTTAATCTACGTAAAAGATACATGGCATTTTGTCGCCAGTAATCCTTACCCCAAGTTCCTTCTGCAAAACCATCAGCGGCAAGCCAACAGTTGTCAATGCGTCTTTCATATAGTTGAAATCTTTGATTATCCATATTTAACATCCTGCATTTGATCCTTCCAACAATCCACTATCTTATAGTCGTATGTTTTAGATGTGATTTTGATATTCTTTGGAAGAGATACTTCCATCATCCACTTAATATCATACTCTGCACATTGCACACTATCATGCTTGTCACTTTCAAACGACTCTTGTTTGAAGTTGTCGTTAGCATCATAGTAACCCAGACTCATGATAATTTGTACTTTCTTTTTCATATGCAATTCTCCTAATTTCTAACTGTACATATATAATAACATATAAAATACAAAAGTCAACCTTTTTGTTTACAAAGAACAAAAAGATACAGGTTGACACATAGAATAGTCATGTTATAATCAACTAACAGTTAGAGATACAGGAGCATTTATGGCAAAAGGTAAAAGTTTATTAAAGTCAGGCACACGTAAGAAAAAACCTGCGGTAAGAAAACAACGTAGCAAAGCACAAGATCCAAGCTGGGCAACTGCTCTTGATATGAGCGGACAAGCATATCATAGGCACAAGATGGTTAGTGTAGACTGGTACTATCAAGAACGTAAACCTGTTGAATTGTTTCCTGATTTACTAGCATGGATGAAAGAAAATGATTATACCAAAGATGATATTGCTAGTGTAAAACGTTATGGGCACAGTGGTATGACCTATGCAAGTATCTATGCAAGATGCTTAAGACAAGGAATGCCTGACGTACATCCAGAACACAATGCTTATTGGCAAACACTTCCAGGCACAATAGGTGATGTTAAGCCAACTAGTGATTACGTAAAACGTGCGATTGCACAGGCAATAGAACAAGCACCACCTCTGCCAAAGTTGGTTGTTGATAACACAAAGCCAAAAGTTGAACGCAAAACCATACAAGAAAACATGCGTGATAAGACCATGGACATCGAAGGTGCAGTACACGATCTTGTTGATGAATTTGTGAACAATGATTACAAAGACCTTGACAAGTATAGCATAATGAAACTGTTGCAAAAAGAAGGTTGTCCTCCACAAACAATTGATATTATAGCAGAGCCATTGAAAGCACAACTGAGAGAAGTAAATGAGCTTATGAATCCGCCTAGCAAAAAACAATTAGCAAAGATGTCAGAACAAGAGCAAGACATGATTGCCCAATTAGCAGAAGGCTATTCGCACATGGGCAAGTTACAGATACGTAGTTTGCAAAAGTTTTTAGAACGTGCAGTGGCAGAGTGTGCAAGTTATGTCCAAGTTAAGAAAGCAGATAGAGCACCACGTCCAACTAAACAAAAAACGCCAGCACAATTAATACGTAAGTTTAAGTATCTACGTAAGTTTGATGAGTTAGAACTTACAAGTCTATCTCCAGAAAAGATGGTTCATGGCACAGAAGCATGGTTATACAATACAAAAACACGAAAGTTGATCTATGTAGTTGCAGATGAAACAATAAAAACCTACAGTATCAAAAGTAACAGTGTTATTGGATTTGATCCAAATAAAAGTGTGCAAAAGACATTGCGTAAACCTGCGGAGCAGTTGAAAGAGCTAATGAAGGGCGGTAAGCCTAACAATAGAAAACAATTTGCCACCATCAAAGCAACTGAAATCAAGTACAATGGCCGTGGTAACGAACACGTCGTAATACTCAAGGCCTGGTAATTTGCATAAATACTGTCATAGGATGGTATTATGGCAGAACAACAACAAACAATTGATCAAACACTAGAAACCAAGAAGCAAGAAGCATTTGACTATGTTAAATTGCAACTAGGCGAAGGCATAGTTGATACTGAACTTGATGCTGATCATTATGAAAGCATCTATCAACGTACCATAGGCACATACAGGCAACGTGCTGAAAATGCTTTCGAAGAAAGCTATAACTTTTTAACATTACGTGAAGATACGAATATCTACACACTGCCAAGTGAAATACAAACAGTGCGTCAGGTATATCGTAGGACCATTGGTTTTAGCAATGGTGGAGCAGGCACTGCATTTGAACCATTTAGTTCTGCGGCATTGAACACCTATTTGCTAAATGGAAATCAAATGGGCGGACTTGCAACATATGATTTTTATAATCAATATGTAGAACTTACTGCACGAATGTTTGGTGGATTTTTAAACTATACTTTCAATAATGTTACAAAACAAATTACTCTAATGAGAGATATAAGAGGTTCAGGCGAAGTTGTACTATTGTGGTGTTATAATCTACGCCCTGAAGTGCAATTACTAACTGATTTCTCAACATCACAATGGTTAAGAGACTACATGGTCGGCAATGCAAAACTTATTATCGGTGAAGCAAGAGAAAAGTTTGCTACTATAGCTGGTCCACAGGGCGGTACTGCACTGAACGGTGCACAAATGAAAGCAGAAGGTACTGCTATCATGGATGCAAAAATAGAAGAACTTAAAAATTATGTTGATGGATCACAGCCACTATCTTGGGTAATTGGCTAATGCGTGTTGAAGAGTTTGCGACTAAACCTGAGATTATCAATGAACACGAAATGGTGTTTAGTCGTACTGGTAACAAACTAAAAACCAAATGGCGTTGCACCAGTGGTAACAGACGTGGACGAGTTGTTGGCAATGCCAAAGACTGTGATGCACCAATAGATCAAAAAAAGCGAGCACAAATGAAAGTGACTCGCAAAACCAAAAGCAAACAGGCGGCACGTAAAGCCAAGAAAACAAAACGTGTAAATCCAGCAAGTAAACTGTTAGGCATGCTTAACAAAATTCGCAAACAATCTGTTACATCAGGCGGAAAAGTAAAACGTGCATACAAGCCACCAAAGACAAGCCTTAAAGGCACAATCGGCACAAGAAAAACAGTGAAGCCAAGAAAATAGGTTGACATTGATCAGTATCCTGCTACAATAATAGTATGGATATTATGATAGATATAGAAACAGTAGGCACAGGTCCAAATGCTTGTATTCTTACAATTGCGGCTCAAACTTTTGACCCTTTTAGTGTTGGTTATCACAAACAAGATTACTATGCTCGAGTTGATGTAGACAGTCAACCAGACAGAGAAGTTGATGATGCAACTGTAGAATGGTGGGCAACACAACCACAAGAAGCACAGGATGAAGCATTTAGCGAACACAACAGAATACCACTTAAACAAGCATTAGAAGAACTTAGCAAAATATGTTTTCATTGTAATCTTACATGGGCTAATGGTACAACCTTTGATATGGTAATACTAGAAAACGCAATGAAACAGTTAGGCTTGCCTATACCGTGGCAGTTTTGGAATGTAAGAGATGCACGTACAGTGTATAGTTTGTATCCAGATCTACCGAAACCACGTGCAAGTCATCACGCACTAGAAGATTGTCGTAGACAAATTGATTTGCTACAAAATACAATCAAACATTTGAAAGTTACTGGACTCAAATGATAATAGGAATATGCGGACTAATCGGTAGTGGCAAAGGCACTGTGGGAGATACTCTTGTTGAACAAGGGTACAAAAAGATTAGTTTTGCTGATAAATTGAAAGATGGTGTTGCAACTATCTTTGGTTATGATCGAGCCATGCTTGAAGGTGACACTGATGAAAGCAGAGCCTGGCGTGAGCAAGAAGATTCTTTCTGGACACAAGAAACTGATAGAAAAATCACGCCAAGAATTATACTACAAGAATTTGGAACTGATTGCATGCGGAACGGCTACTTTGACGGTGTATGGGTAAGTTTACTTAAAAAACATATCATGGACAATCCTGGAAACTACGTCGTACCAGATGTGAGATTTCGCAATGAACAAGACATGATTAGAGAACTGGGTGGACAAATTTGGCGTGTCCAACGTGGAGATGTGCCTGAATGGTATGGGTGTGCAATGCTTGATAACACAACAGGTGGCAATCGTATGGATGCCTATGATGTGCATACCAGTGAGTATAAATGGATTGATCTAAACAATAAGTTTAATAC